GTTGCAATTAACGAAGATGGTACTACACAATTAAATCCAGAAGTAGAAGCTGAATCTGAAGAAGATTTTTATTCTAATCTTGCAGAAAAAATTGATGAACGAGTTTTAATGAAACTTGGAACTGAACTTGTACAGATGTACAAATCAGATAGAGAAAGCAGACAAGATTGGGAAGACCAATATGTTAAAGGTTTAGAATTCTTAACTACAAATTACACAGCAGTTACAAAACCATTTCAAGGGGCATCGACCGTTACTCATCCATTATTATCTGAAGCTGTTACACAATTTCAAGCACAAGCATTTAAAGAATTACTTCCATCTGAAGGACCGGTGCGAACTCAAATCGTTGGTGTAGAAGATCCAATGAGAGTTCAACAAGCTCAACGTGTAAAAGATTTTATGAACTTTGAATTGATGGAAAGAATGGAAGAATATGTTTCAGATTTTGATGCATTACTTTATCACTTACCATTAGCTGGTTCTGCATTTAAAAAAGTTTATTACGATGCAATAAATGAAAGAGCAGTTGCTAAATTTATAAGAGCTGAAGATTTAGTTGTTCCTTATTTTGCTAATGACTTAATGGAAGCAGAACGTATTACTCATATATTAAATTTAACAGAGAATGAATTAATTAAACGTCAAACATCTGGTTTTTATAGAGATGTAGATTTACAACCAAACGATAACCCACAAAACACAATAGATAAAAAATATTCTGAGTTATCAGGCGCGAAGCCAAGTTATGGTAAAGATAAATTATTTAGAATTTTAGAAATGCATGTTGATTTAGATTTAGATCAATATCAATTTGATGATAATAAAACTGAAAAGAAAGTTAAAATACCTTACATCGTGACTGTAGATGAATTAAGCGGTGAAGTTTTATCTATTTATAGAAATTATAGACAAGGTGATGAATCAGTAAAAAGAATTGAATACTTTGTTCAATATAAATTTTTACCAGGATTAGGATTTTATGGTTTTGGTTTAGTGCATATGATTGGTGGCTTAACTAAAGCTGCTACAAACGCACTTAGACAATTACTAGATGCAGGTACATTAGCTAATTTACCAGCTGGATTTAAGTCTAGAGGTATGCGTGTTAGAGATGATGACCAACCTTTTACACCAGGAGAGTTTAGAGATGTAGATGCACCTGGTGGAAACATACGAGATCAATTCCAAATTTTACCTTTCAAAGAACCAAGTCCAACATTATTTCAATTAATGGGCTTTTGCGTTGAAGCTGGACAACGTTTTGCAGCGATCAGCGACCCTCAAGTAGGGGATATGAATGCACAAGCACCCGTAGGCACGACAATTGCACTTTTAGAGAGAGGTTCTAGAGTGATGTCAGCTGTTCAAAAGAGATGTTACAACGCAATGAGAAAAGAATTTAAGTTGTTAGCTAGAATTTTTGCTGATTATTTACCACCAGAATACCCTTATGATGTTTATGGTGGTGAAAGAACGGTTAAAGCAGCAGATTTTGACGACAGAGTTGATGTTTTACCAGTTGCAGATCCAAATATCTTCTCAATGTCACAAAGAGTAACCTTAGCACAGACACAATTACAGATTGCTCAGACAAATCCAGCGATGCATAACATGCATGAAGTGTATAGACGTATCTATGATTCGCTTGGAACTAAAAATATTGATCAAATTTTGATTCCAGAAGACTATATTCAAGCTCCAATGGATCCAGCACAAGAAAATATGCGTGCTATGGACTTAAAAAACCTAAGAGCGTTCCAAGGACAAGATCATGATGCTCACATTGCAGTGCATATGGCATTTATGCGAACAAGAATGGTGCAAATTAACCCTGCAGTGTACACAATTTTACAAAGACACATCACAGAACACATTTCTTACAAGGCAAGAACAGTTGTTAACATGCAAATATCACAAAATGCACAAATGATTGCGATGCAAGGTCAAAATCCACAAGAATTTGCTTTACAAACAGAAGCACTAATAGCTCAAACAGAAGCACAACTTACTGAACAAGCTGTTCAAGTTGAAGAAGCATATGTTGCTTCAAGAAAAGATCCTTTAGTGTTGCTGAAACAGAGAGAATTAGATATTAAAGCATTAGAGATTCAACAGAAATCTCAAGAGTCTATGATGACTCAACAAAATGAAGATTTACGTTTTGATGAGAAGATAGAACTTGAAAAGATGAAGTTGGAAAACAAAGAAGAAGCTGACAAAGCTAAATTAAATTTAGAAGCAGCTAAACTTCAAGCTAACCTAACAAGGAAACAAAAATGAAAAAGTCAAAAAAGAATGTTATGAAAGATAAAGCTGGTAAAGCTTTAAAGAAAAAAGGTAAAGACGCTAAAGGGAGAGCGATGAAGTAATTCATCTACTTATAATTATGCCATTAAATAAAAAAGGTAAAAAAATTTTAAAATCAATGAAGGAACAATATGGTTCTGACGCTGAACAAGTTTTTTATGCTTCAAAAAATAAAGGTGTAATTAAAAACGTAGAAAAGAAAATGAGTGGTGGATTATCCGGCGGTAAACGTTCTGGCCCACCACCATTAAGAGGACCTAATCCACAAGGATTAAAAATTAAAAAAGCTGGTATGGGTATGATGATTGGTTTTGGTCCAGATGCCTTATTATCTAATTCACAATCAGCTAGAGATTTTACTGGAAATTTAGGATTAGGTGGAAAAATGTTATCAAACTATTATAATAAAAAAAATAAAGAAGATGAAGAAGAAAAAGAATTAAAAGTAACTAAAGCATATTTAGGAAAAGAAATTAAACAACCAACAGAAACTAAAAAAGAATTTGGAACACGACATGAAGTGCATACAAAATTAAAAGAATCTGAAATTTATAGAAAAGGTTCTAAGGTAAGTGATGCTAGTCCAAAATTAAAAGAAGGTGGCATGAGTTGTCCATACCGAAGAGGTGGTAAAACAAGTATTCAGGGTGTAAGCAAAATTCAAGTTAAAGGACAAAAATTTACAGGAGTTAAATAATGATTCAAGCAATTGCACCACTAGCTAAAATTTTATTTAATACTATTGAAAAATCAATACCTGATAAAGATCTTCAAGCTAAATTAAAAGCAGATTTACAGACTCAATTAATGCAATCTCATACACAAGAATTAACTGCTGCAGCAAAAATTATTGAGGCAGAGGCTAAAGCGGGCTGGTTCGCATCGAGCTGGAGGCCCCTGTTAATGTACGTATTAATTTTTATATTAATATGGAACTATGTATTAGGACCAGTAATCTTATTTTTCTTTAAAGCTTCCATAACAATATCACTCCCAGGAGACGTATGGACACTTTTACAGATTGGTTTGGGAGGTTACGTTGTGGGACGCAGTGCGGAATCAGTTGCACGGACTATGGCTAATAAACCACAGTCAAAAGAGCAAGAGAATGGATAATGTTAGAAAGATTAAAAGACTTAATTGCAAATAATTTTATTGCAAAAAAAATCCAAGAAAAAAATAATATTCTATTAAGAAGTCGAAAAGAAGTAGAAATTAATGGTAATGGCACTTCTGGATACACTATTAAAGAAGGCTCTCATAAAGGTATAGTTCTTGGTCACATTAAGAGAGAAAAGAAAACCATAGAATAATGGACATAATAGATTACATAAAAAAGAAGATAATTGCTCCAAAAGTGGCAAATTTGACACAAACCACTACATCTGGTGTTGACTCCTTTGAGAAATACCAATATATAGTAGGTCAGATCAAATCACTTAATGATTTGCAACAGGAACTCACGGACCTGCAAAAAAAACAGGAGCTTATAGATGAAGACGACGAAGAACGAGGAGATACCTCCTCATAAGGAAGGCCTTTTAGATGCCTATAAATCTGAAGAAGAAATCAAGAAAACATTTCTAGATCCAGAATCATTATCAAAATCTGCAATAGAACGATTACCTCAACCAACAGGTTGGAGAATTTTAGTTTTACCGTGGTCAGGACCACAAAAAACTAAAGGAGGAATTATTCTTTCAGATAAATCACATGAGATGATTCAAATCACTACAGTTGTTGGCTACGTGCTGAAGATGGGAGACCTTTGTTATAAAGACGAAAAAAGATTTCCATCAGGCGCATGGTGCAAAGAAAAACAATGGGTGATGTTTGGAAGATACGCCGGAAGTCGTTTTCGAATTGAAGGCGGAGAAGTGAGAATATTAAATGATGACGATATAATCGGAACCATAGGGGATCCGCGCGACATCGAACATACATACTAAGGAGATGTAAATGTCAGAACAAAAACAGGAGCAAAAAGTAACAAGTGGAGAAACTGAAGTTGTTGTTGAAACAAAAGCAACTGAAGAAAAACCAAAATTAGTAAACGAACAAGTTGAAAGTATTGGATCAGAAGTAAAAAAACCAGGAATAGAGGGCATCACAGTTGAAGAAGTTGCTGAAACTGATGAACCTATTAGACCTATAAAAAAAGATAATTTATCTGAACATACGGATTCTGTTCAGTTAAGAATTAATCAGCTTACGCGTGCGCGTAGGGAAGCTGAACGTCAAAGAGAAGCCGCAGTTCAATATGCAAAAGGAGTTCAAAAACAACTTCAAGAGTTGCAAAAGAATGTAAGCACTTACGACACACAATACATTAAAGAATTCGAAGCAAGAGTAGATGCAGAAACTGCATCTGTTAAATCTCAACTTAAGTCTGCAATAGAAAATCAGGATGCTGAATCTATTATGCAGGCTCAAGAAAAGTTGACAAGTTTAGCTGTTCAAAAAGAACGTGCTAAACTTACAAATGCTGAGAGGGCTCTTCAGACACAAAAACCTGAAGAAAAATCAACAAACGTAGATCAGCAAATAGCTAATAATTTACCGCCTGAACCATCAAGAAAAGCTCAAAAATGGGCAGAAAATAATACTTGGTTTGGTAACGATAAAATTATGACTAATGCTGCATATACAATTCACGAAGATTTAGTAAGTCAAGGGTTTGACACTGAAAGTGATGAGTATTATACTGAAATTAATAAATTAATGAAGGATTCATTTCCTCATAAATTTACTGATTTACAGGAGCAACCACAGAAAAAAATCGTCCAAACTGTTGCCCCTGCTGGTAGAACCAACTCAGGACGCAGAACTGTGAGACTCACCAAAGCACAAGTTGTTATGGCTAAAAAATTAGGGGTGCCACTAGAAGAATACGCTAAATACGTGAAGGAAGGAGCTTAATATGGAAGACATAAACAAAACCTCACGCGCGACAGACGAAAGGTCGAACAACGAAAGACCAAAACACTGGACGCCTCCATCATCTTTGGATGCACCAAAGCCTAAGGATGGATTTGTACATAGATGGTTAAGATACGAAATTGCAGGATTTCAAGACACTGCAAACATGAGTAAACGACTTAGAGAAGGCTATGAACTAGTTAAATCTGAAGAAGTTGAAAGTGGATCTCACAACTATCCTGTGTATGACAAATCACATCGTTATGCTGGGTACATTGGGGTTGGTGGCCTTGTTCTGGCAAGGATACCCTTAGAGATTGCAAAATCACGCGCTGAGTATTTCGCAAGAGTTACTCAAGACCAAATGACCGCTGTAGATAATGATCTCATGAAGGAACAGAATCCGGGAATGCCTATTAATATTAATAGACAATCACGTGTAACTTTTGGTGGTGGACGAAAAAAATAATTTTTTTGTTATACCATCGTAACTAAAAATAAAAACGGAGAAAAAACTATGGCAAACATAAATGAAAAGTTCGGTCTAAGACCGTACAGATCAATTAATGGAGCTCCATGGAATAACGCTCAAAACAGATATACAGTAGCAAACAATTTATCTACTGCTATATTTCAGGGCGATCCAGTAAAACCAACAACTGCGGGTAACGTAACGTTGGCTAGATCAAATACATCTGATCGAATTATTGGTGTGTTCAATGGTGTGTTCTATAACGATCCAACAACACAAAAGCCTACTTTTAGAAACAACTATCCGGGAAGTATTGCGGCTGCAGGAATTACTGCATTTGTAGTAGATGATCCGAATACAGTTTTTTTAGTAGATGCTAATGCTGCTTTTTCAAGAGCGGATCTATTTAAGAACTACTCATTAACTAACGTTTCAGGAAATACTTTAACTGGTATTTCTGAAAAACAATTAGCTGTTGCAACTTCAGGCATCACTACAACTTTCGCGGTTCAAGCAATTGATATCCAAGAAGGTGCTACTGATTCTGATTCTTCAACATCTGGTGTTAATGTATTAGTAAGAATCAACAATCACTTCTTTAGAAGTGGTACTGCAGGTATATAAAGGAGACAAATTATGGCTATCTCAAGACAACAGTTAACAAAAGAGCTAGAACCGGGTTTGAATGCTTTATTCGGACTTGAGTACTCTAGATACGAAAACGAACACGCAGAAATCTATATGACTGAAACTTCAGACAGAGCGTTTGAAGAAGAAGTTATGTTATCAGGTTTCGCTAGTGCTCCAGTTAAGCAAGAAGGTGCTGCGGTTGTATTTGACCAAGCAAACGAAGCTTACACTGCGAGATACACGCATGAGACTATCGCATTAGCTTTTGCTATTACAGAAGAAGCTATTGAAGATAACTTATACGATAGACTAGCTGGTCGTTACACGAGAGCGTTGGCAAGATCAATGTCAAACACTAAACAAGTTAAAGCTGCGGCTGTGCTTAACCAAGCTCAGTTCACAACTGTAACTGGTGGTGATGGCGTTCCTCTTATTTCAACTTCTCACCCATTAGCAAATGGTAATACTTTCTCTAACAGATTAGCAACAGCTGCTGATTTGAATGAAACTTCACTAGAACAATCTCTGATTGATATAGCTGGTTTCGTAGACGAGAGAGGATTAAGAATTGCAGTTCAAGGTACTAAAATGATAATTCCAAAAGAATTACAATTTACTGCTGAGAGAATTCTTAAATCACCTTTAAGAGTGGGTACAGCGGATAACGATATCAACGCTATTGGTAATATGGGAATGTTACCACAAGGATACAGAGTAAATCACTTCTTAACAGATACTGATTCATTCTTCATTCTGACTGATATTCCTAACGGTTTCAAACACTTTGAAAGAGCTCCATTAAGAACAGCTCTTGAAGGAGATTTTGATACTGGTAACGTACGATTCAAAGCTAGAGAAAGATACAGCTTCGGCTATTCTGACCCTAGATGTGTATTCGGTAACGGAAATTTACCTACAGCATAATAAGTAGGTTTGACAATCAAAGAAGGGGCTAGTGTTTACACTGGCCCCTTTTTCATTTATAATCATTTCACTATATATAACTTTCTAATATCGACGCGTATAGTCGACGGCCTAGAGACGATATTGGAATAACTAG